CAGATCATGGTCGTGATCGTGGCTTATTAATTAAGATGCGTTGCATGGAAACTGAATATCATTTACTTGATGATGTTTCTAGATCAGCTGATGCCATAGCTAAAGACAAAGCATATGATGAATTAGGAGAGGTCGTATTACATAATTCTATGTGTGTAGGTGGAAACTGCGAAACTTAATATGTCACGTAAAAATCATTGGAGAAGAGAGCATCATAACAATGATCTAAATTGGCATGAATGCAAAGCTGAGTTATTAAAGCATTACCCAGAAAATGAAGTATCCAATAGCGGAAGTGGATTTATTGTAAATGAAACCTATGTAGTTAGTCCCCATAAAAAGTGGAGACGTGTAGGAAAAGATAAATGGTACTTTTATAAAAACATAGATGATTTAGTTACAAGGTATTTTAAAAGAGAGAATAATAATGAAGATAACCAACGAGTTTAATTTACCTAAACCTTTTGAGAACATAGCTAAGAACCCTAGCTACTCTAAAGGTAAGGCTCATATATCAGCAACAAGTCTTCTTAATAGTCCTAAGATTGTCACGCTATTAAAAAAGTATGATGATGAATTGACACAAGATGTATCAGATATGATTTGGTCTATCTTTGGATCAGCCGTTCATAACGTGCTTGAAAAAGGTGCTGACGAACATAACTTGGTTGAACAAAGATTCTTTGCTGAAATAGATGGATGGCATGTATCAGGTGCGATTGATCTTCAAGTGGTTGATCCTGATGGTATTCATATCAAAGATTACAAGACAACTTCTGTATGGGCGGTCATGAATGATAAGCCTGAATGGGAGCAACAACTTAACATCTATGCATGGTTAGTCCAAAAGAATAAGCAAGTGCCTATCAAGTCATTACAGATTGTAGGTATTCTTAAAGATTGGTCTAAGCGTGAAGCTGAACGTAAGCCTGAGTATCCACAACGTAACGTAGCTATTGTAGATATTCCACTATGGACGTTTGAAGAGCAAGAGAACTTTGTGCGTGGTCGTATAGCTAAACATAGTGCTGCTGAGTTTGCTTTAGAAACAGGTGCTGAGATGCCTGAATGCACGCCTCAAGAGATGTGGGAAAAGCCACCTGTATGGGCAGTCATAAAGGTTGGTAATACAAGAGCTAAATCACTCCATGAAACAGCTGAACTAGCTAATGCTGCATTACAAGAATTAGGTAAAGGTTATGAGATTCAAGTGCGTAAGGGTGATCGCACTCGTTGTAAAGATTATTGCTTGGTCAATAGATGGTGTAAACAATATAAAGAATATATGGAGGCTCAAGCATGAGTAGAGAACAATCAGACGGATCTACAGCAAGCTACTATGAACTTCCAGACGGTGCAACTGAACTACAAGATTTAATCAGTTCAAAGAATATGAACGCACAGATTGGTGAAATTTTTCGTGAGTGCTATCGTTACAATCAAGCAGCACATTGCGATGAAGAAAGGGGCATAAAAAAGATTTTGTTTTATGCTAAAGCAGAACTAGAAAGAATTAACAATCTAAAGAAAGGTAAATTATGAATGTGTATAAAAAACTACAGACTGCTAGGTTAAAGCTTCAAGCAACTAGTTTAAAAAAGTCTGGCAAGAATAAGTTTGCTGGGTTTGAATACTTTGAACTCGCAGACTTCCTACCTACAATTCAAAAGATATTTGATGAAGTAGGTTTATGTGGCACTGTATCTTTTGGTGCAGATTTAGCAACTCTAACAATAGTTGATGTAGATAATGTGGATGGTACAGGTACAACTAACTATGTAACATTTACTTCGCCTATGTCAACAGCTGAATTGAAAGGTTGCCACGCAATTCAGAACTTAGGGGCAGTGCAGACATATTTGAGAAGGTATCTTTGGGTGGCAGCGATGGAGATAGTTGAACACGACTCTCTTGATGCAGTTACTGGATCTGACTCAAAAAAAGCTGAACCTACAGTAGAAAGTCCACGCATTGTAGGTAAAGTAGGTGAGTGGCAAATAGATGCTCCAGCTGATCCAATTGGTCAAGATGTAAAAGGATGGCTAGAGTTAATCAGAGACGCTACATATATGTTCTTAGATATGTGTAACAAACCTGAAGATGTGTTAATGATCTTTAAGAAGAACAAAGTATTATTTGACACAGTTAAATTAACTGACCCATCATTCTTTGCAGATATGATGACGAAGTTTACAGAAGTAAAAACAAAACTAGAAAAGGAAGCAGTATGAATATAAAACTTGAATTAACTCAAGAAGAAACAGGATTCTTAATGGGTGTTCTAGCAGAACTACCTACTAAGACAGGCGCATGGACTTTAATTCAAAAAATTAAAGAACAAGCAGAATCACAAGTAACACCAACAACTAAAGAGGAGACCTTAAATGGCTGAGCAAAGAGCAAATAGCGGTTCGCTAGGAAAGAACAGATACAAAGACAATGAAAAGAAACCTGATCTTACAGGCAACATTCATGTAGATCGTAATCTATTGATTGATCTATTAACTAAACATAAAGATAAGCCTCTTATTCAATTAAGATTATCTGCATGGAATAAACAAAACAACGAAACTGGTGAAGGCTTTTTAGGTATTGCAGTATCAGAACCTTTACCACCAAAGCAAGAAGCTGGTAAGAATCCTTGGGAGTAACCATGGAAACTATTCAGTTTGAAGGTGTTAAGGTTGCCCTTAAACAAGATAAAACTGGCTATGTATTAACATTGTCTATGCATCCTGACGATATCCCTGAAACATTACTCAGGGATTTTGTCGGTGCTAGATACCAAGTTGTTATGGTTCGATTAGATAACCATGAAGCTCCGATTGATCGTCAAGAAGAGTTTGCATCTGATCGTGCCCTAAGAATAGCTGGTATGTTATGCCGTGATCCAAAGTTTTGGGAATTCCTTTATTCAAGAAGTGATATCTCAACCAAAGATTATGAATCAGCTACACAATGGTTAAGGTTTTATCTAGACCTAGAATCAAGAGCACAACTTAAAACTAACATAGAAGCTCAAAATAAACTTGATGCTTTATACAGGGAATATACTGCATGGAAACCAATAAGCTAATACCATACTCAGTCTATTTGCCAGCTGATTTACATAAGAAATTAAAGTCTTTAGCAAAAGATCGTAAGGCATCTGAACTAATTCGGAATGCTATTCAGATGATTATTGAAGGTAATGCTGCATATAACAGCGGATATAACAAGGCGCTTAAAGATACTATTAAAGTCATTAATACTAATGAAAGTGCGGTAAGCATATCCGTTTATGGCATTCTTATTGCTGACAATTTAATTTCCGATATTAAAACATTGGAGGTAGGCAAATGACCGAGAATGAAAAAGAATACATGGAAGGATTGTATACGGGTATGGCTATGATGGGGTTTCTTATACGAGGAACTCCACTACATAGTATTCCAGAAGAATCCAAAGCCATGGCTAAACGTATGATGGAAGAAGAAGTGACTGCTGGACTCCCTCCTATTAAAAGAAGGAAGAAAAGTGGATAGAAGGTATTGTTCATCATGCTTAAAGTTTAAAAACCAAGATACAGGCAAGGTAGTGCATACTGCAAATAAACTCATTAAACGCTTTAAATGTAAAGAATGTTTAGATAAGATGGTTAAACCAAAGGAAGCCTATGTTCCAAGAACTAATTAAGATTGCTGAAGAAGTTTATACTTTAGATAAAGCCCTAGGCATACGCATGGGTAAATGCTTAGAGTCTTTAGGTAAGAAAATTACAGAACATAATATAGAAACAAGAGCTACTAATGATAAGATCAAGAAGCTCGAAAGTAAAATTAAAGCATTAGAATCTAATATGCGTAGGAGAATGCACTAATGGAAAACTATAAACAATGGATGGAACAGAAACTTACATCTGAAGATATGGATAAACTACCTAAAGTTAAAAAACCACTATCCAAAGAAAAGATTATTGCTATTCTTAAAGAAAATGACTGGAATGTAGATGAGCCAGATGACCTTATTCAACTTGCCAGAGCCATAGAAGAAGCGCATGGCATTGTATAGAAATAAGAAGTTATTAGAAGTTGTAAGAGAATCTCCCTGTCAGGTTTGTGGGATTGAAGATGGCACGGTTGTGGCCGCTCATTCCAATCAGTCCAGGGACGGAAAATCAATATCTTTGAAATCTCATGATTACAGAATTGCCGCAATGTGCTATAAATGTCATTCTAATCTTGATCAAGGAAGCAAGTTGACAAGAGAAGAAAGAGTTGAAATGTGGGAAGATGCCCATAGAAAAACAATAGGCTGGTTATTTGAAAAAGAACACTTGGAGGTCAAATGAAATATCTTGTAGGAGCTTTAGGTATTCTTCTGATACCATTAGCTGTTGTGTTTGTAGCGTTTAGAGCTTCATGTTCTTTTGTCAATACATGGGCTGTTAAAGGATTGGAGGATTATGATGATTAAAAAAGAACCTGATGCATATAGGGTTAGAGAGTTAGACTCTAATGGTGAGACCGTATGGTCATCACTAATGCCTAATAGACCAAGAGAGGTATCTTGGTTTAAAGACCTGCCATCTAAAAAACATACAATTGTTATTGAAGAGTTGTATGTAGATGAATCAAAAACAGAAACATTTAATGGTGTGAAGTCTTATAAAGAATCCACCCAGCGTCTTATAGAAGCTAATCAAGGCTTATAAATGACAACCCGTCTTATCAACGATTATACAATTAGAGTCACGTATGATATGTTGAGAAAGATGCCTCCGTTCAATGACTGGAATCTTCCAGCCCCTCACAAAATCATATTTGAAAGCAATACCGATCCAACCATTTGCGGTGAGTTTGATGTAGAACCCATGGTGATGCGGATCAGCACCCACCATCAAGAAACCTATGTCAACATGATGAGAACTGTTGCACATGAGATGGTTCATCTAAAGCTTTACTTAGATGGTAAAACACACTATGATAAGCACGATAAGACATTTAGGAAATTGATGTATCAATTCAATGCTTTATACGGCTTTGACAGAAAAGAATTATAAACTAACGAAAGGGAAATCATGAAATATAAATCAGTATTAGTTATCTCGGATCTGCATATACCTTATCACCACCCACAAGCATTTGCTTTTCTCAAAGCCCTTAAAACAAAATACAAGCCAGATCATGTAGTCAATATAGGCGATGAACTAGATATGCATGCGATGTCTATGCACGACTCTGACCCAGACCTTTATTCAGCTGGCCATGAGCTTGCAGCCTCCATATCTTATATTCAAAAGCTTGAAAAGATATTCCCAAAGATGACTATCGTTCACTCAAACCATTCATCTATGTTGTTTAGACGTGCACTTAAACATGGTGTGCCTAAAGGTTACCTTAAACACTACAATGATTATCTTGGCGTAGGTAATGGTTGGCAGTGGGTAGACGATCATACAATTACATTATCAGATGGTTCACGTTGTTTCTTTACTCACGGACTATCCGCTGATGTGCTTAAAGTAGCCATGCAATACGGGATGAACACAGTGCAAGGCCACTACCATACCAAGTTTAGTATCGGATACTATTCTAATCCAGATGCTTTAGTTTGGGGAATGCAGGTAGGCTGTCTCATCAATCAAAAGTCAATGGCATTCCAATATGCTAAGAACTTTAAAACAAGATTCATTGTAGGTTGCGGTATGATTATTAATGGTCAACCAAAGCTTATGCCAATGGTATTAACCGAAAACGGTCAATGGACTGGTAAACTTGTATAGGAGATATTATGCATTACATAATGATAGTCATCATGTTTGGCAATATGTCAGTTGAAACATACAGTGTAGATTTTGATTCTCAGCTCTCTTGTGAAAATGCCAAGACTGCTATAATAGAAAAGTATGATAATTTTAGTAAACGGCCAGGGGTGACCCCAGTCATTTTGTGTGTAAGGAAATAAGTATGGCAAGTGAAGCAGGAAAAGGCAGTAAACAAAGACCGACCAATAAAGAAGCCTATGACGAGGCGTATGATCGCATATGGGGCAAAAAGAAAAACAAGTCCTATAAAGACACAGGCAATTACGATACAGATGCAGACATCATCAATGATGTTAGATACGATATAAACATTCCATCAGACCACTATGAAGAGTGATGTTGCTAGTCCTTGCATTAAGATATGCAAGCTAGAAAATAATCATTGCGTAGGTTGTGGTAGATCTAAGCATGAGATTGCTCATTGGAATGAATACAGCAATGAAAAGAAGTTTCAGATAGTTAGACAACTAAAGAAGAAAAGAAAATGAATAAGCTAGACCCTATCGTGCATGCTATTATCATCATGGCTATGATGTATGGCATCTACGGAGCAATCAAGCTATATCTTATGGCTTATAAATTCTTTATATAATTACCAAAACATTGTCAATACGCCATCTATGCGTATTAAATGACCTTGCATTGTGATCCTATATTCATTAGGCACATATTCCCTCAAGCTTGCAATCCTATGTAACACCGTTCCATCATGACCTATGAATTCTTTTTCTTTATAGGGTAAATACTTCTGCATACCATCTTCAATATAATCCATACCAGCCCCACCTGTCGGCAGTTTAATTGCTATTGTAAAAGTGTATGGGTCTATAGGGTCTAATCCAAGTGTAATGTGCGGGTAGTCTTGATGCCATAGGCCTGCATGGGTTAGCAGGAACGGACTAGATCTAAATATATGGAAGGAAGGAACAGCCAGTCTTTCACTTAGTGCTACTGGTTCATTAAACTGATTAGATAAGTGATCAAGAATGATACCATATAGAATATCAAACTCTTTTAATAGGATTGGGTTAAGTGTTTTGATTTCGTCTTGGTAAGCTTCAGTCCTACCATCTAAGTAGGCGCATCTTCCAAGTGTGTAGAAGGGGAATTCGTCTGATCTGGATATCCAATGGTGCTGTAGTCTAAAAACTTTATCAGCTATCTCATCAGTATTAATATCAAGTGTATGAAATATAAAAGGGGACATAAGCCCCCTATTATACTACTAATAACAATCTGTTACGATGATCATTACTTGTTCATTACGTACATAGTTACTTCAAAGCCAAATCTCATTTCTGTTGCAGCTGGTTTAGTCCACATAACGTTCTCCTTTGTAGATCAATTGTTCTAGAATTTGCTACACAAAGCACCTTGTCTTGCATTTATAACAAGAAACTTACTTTGTTATGCATATAATGCGCCTTTTGCTATACAAAATCCTCCATAAAATCATGAGTTTTGCCTGCAAAGTATACTTTACATCTAGTTCAAGGCAAAAATGCCTGTTTTACTAATTAAATCATATACTTAATCTTACAAATTAGTCTTTTTATTTGTAATTAAACGCAAAAAAGTAATATATTGACAAATCTCTATATAACAAAACCACAATATATAGTGTTTTTTATATAACTTTTTACTATATGTATTGACAAAGGTATACACATTCTATAATATAACGATTGTGAGTCCCTTTCCTCACGTGTCTTCCCTTTATCTTTCTTCTCTCGATAAAGTCGGGCTCTACCCTCGGAGCCCTTTAAAACCTCTAGACTGATCATCTAGGGGTTTTTTCTTTTATACCTCTTGATTTTTTAATTCAATAGGTGTAAATTTATAAATGAGAGAAAAAAGAATTGGGGAGATTTTGATGTATTTCTACGTCATTATCTTTCATTCCTTTTTCGCCTCCGTACTCCAAACGTTATCAATGAACCTACATGGGTTGCGTGGAATAATACATAGGCTCAGTACACACCCGCTGGCACGCCTCGTGAACTTAAATGGGTATCACACAAGTTATGTTGCCATGGGGTGACTTGCCAACAGCATAACGATTGAACATTAACTCTGTGTAGGATTGGTATTGAGTGTGCTTCTAGTGCTCAATGTGGATCAAAGGTGGTTCTTCTCACCCTTGGCGGAGCTATTGTCTAAAACAATGAAAGGATCATATGAGCTTTGAGAAAAGAAAACAAGACGGATTTTTAACTAAGAAGCTTGCAGAAGAATTAAAGTTGTATCATACTACTCCTGAGGAACTAGATTATGTGAGAAAGGTTGCAATCGAATATCTACTCTCAGACTCTTGGAAGAACTACAAAACATATAAGGGAATCCCGCAATGAACTTTACTCATGCAGTTGTAGATGATGGTGATATCATCAGGAAGTATCGTTGGTCTAAACGTGAGGCCAAATGGTATAGAGATACTCACCCAGATATTCAGGTTTTAGAACTTCCCAAAGAAGAAGTCAAACCATTTAACTTTAATGATTACGAGGAGGCACCATACTAATGGAAATCAAACAACACAGCACAGGAAATAATGATTCAGTAGAAGATGTTCTTATTGCCATAAGAAACATTAAAACAACTGATGGAAAGTATTTAGATTCAGATACACAATGGAAAGCAGTTAAGTCTGCATGGCGTGGTGCAAAATATATATTTGGATATTGTGATTCTATTGGAGAATAATTATGAACGAGGTTTATCACAAAAAATATTTAACCACAGAACAAGTAATAGCAATAAAGAAAGCATTGAAGACTCAACCAATCTACAAAGTAGCTAAAGACTTTAACATTAACAAACACAATATCAGAAACATTTATCTTGGTATTTCATATAGAACGGTAGGTGAATGATGGCAGACAAAAAAACAATCATAGTTGAAAATGTTTTAGTAAAGGGTTATATTAAACACGCTAATGGTAAAAAGACTATGTTTGAATTTAACAGACAAGACTTTACTCCATTAGCATTCGAGAAAATATTTGAGGAAGTAGGTAAGAAGTTTTAATGTATACAAAATTAGATGACATGAAGATGGCACAAAAGATTCTTAACTATATTGAAAAGAACCCAAGCGCCACTCGTATGAACATTACAAAAGATTGCTTTACAAATATGCGTAGGTTGAGACAATTAGAAGCAGAAGGATATATCAATATCCCAGCACCTATGCCACGAGAGATCAGGAATAGGGAATACTATGCGAACAAAGCCGTTCAATCAGAAAGTCCATGATGCCTGTGATCCTCCCGCAAGAGAGGCCGTAAGTAAATATATCAAAGCCACATGGGGAATGAATGCGTGGCACAATCCTGATCATTATGCAGTTGATCTCATCATAGAAAAAGATAAAGAACTTATCGGATACGCAGAGATTGAGATGCGTGATTGGGATCATTGTCCGTTCAGAACTATTCATATACCCAAGCGAAAAGATAAACTATTCAACAACAACAAGAGAACTATTTATTTCGTTGTGTCAAGAGGTATGACTAAGGCTTGGTATATAGATGTACAAGTGATTAAAGATTCAGCAGTCGCTGAGATACCTAACAAAGCAGTAAGTCAAGGGGAATATTTTTATGATGTTCCTACATACCTATTCACTGAAGTAAATTTGTAGCATAGAATTATAAATGAGAGACAACAAACCACAATACACAGATTTAGAACATAGGATATTAGAACTATCTGATGTGATAGATATGTTGAATGATGAGAACACTCAATTAAAAGATATTATTGCCTCTCAACAATGGAATGCAACCGAATTTGAAAAGGACTACATACTGCACGAGATTACTGAACTTAGAAAACAAGTATTAGTTTTAGAAAAGAGTGAACAAAGTGCCATAGCAAGTAGAGATATGTTTCAAGATAGGAATGCAGAGTTATTAAGACAACTTGCGTATTATAAGAAGCTTCACAAAGCTTAGCCCACCCCAGAGGGAATCTGGAAGTTAAAAGGATAATTATGTTAGAACTAAGAGAACACCAAAAAGGTGTCATTGATGCATTGCGTAAAGGATTTAAAGAGGGTCATAGAGCTCAACTACTATATGCACCCACAGGATTTGGTAAGACAGAGGTAGCTATCTATTTAATGGAAGCTACAAGAAAAAAAGATAACCGATCAGCAATGATCTTAGATCGTATCGTTTTAGTAGATCAAACATCACAACGATTAGAGAAGTATAATATCTTTCATGGCGTTCATCAAGCTGACCATTGGAAATATAATACATCAGAGCTCATTCAGATATGCTCTTCTCAAACATTAGAGCGCAGACAAGACTTTCCTAAAATGGACGTTTTGATTATTGATGAATGTCATATTGCTCGTAAACAAATTACTGAACTGATTCATAGAAACCCAAAGCTCAAAGTGATAGGCTTAACTGCGACTCCATTCACCAAAGGCTTAGGTAATATTTATACTAATGTTGTATGCGGATCAACCACACAATCATTAGTCATTAATAAATGGTTAGCCCCTCTCAAAGTCTATATTGCTAAAGAGATAGATATGAAAGGTGCTAAAAAGATTGCGGGCGAATGGTCTCCTGATGTCGTCACAGAACGAGGCATGAGAATCACAGGGGATATCGTTCAAGAATGGATTAAAAAGACCCATGAGGTATTCGGCAGACCACGCAAGACCATAGTCTTCTGCGCTGGTGTAGCACATGGTCAAGACTTGGTTAAGCAGTTTGCCGAGAAAGGATACAACTTTGTATCTATATCGTATAAAGAAACAAGTGAATTCAAGAAGGAGGTGATCGAGAATTTTAGCAAGCCCGATACAGACATTCATGGATTGATAGCTACGGATATTCTTACTCGTGGCTTTGATGTCCCTGATGTAATGATCGGAGTATCCGCTAGGCCATTCAGTAAATCCCTATCCTCACATATTCAGCAGATGGGTAGGGTGATGCGCCCCTCAGCAGATAAAGAGTTCGCTCTCTGGTTAGATCATTCAGGGAATTATCTACGCTTCCGCAACGATTGGGAAGATGTCTACCAAGAGGGCGTGCAAGACTTAGATGAAAGTAGAGTAGAACACGCACATAAAGAACCAACAGAAAAAGAAAAGAAAGAGGCTAAGTGTCCGTCATGTTCAGCATTATGGGAACATGGATCAGAAGAATGTTATGCTTGTGGTTATGTTAGAAAGAAAAAACAATTTAGTGCATTAGCGGGTGAGATGCACGAACTTGGTATGAATGGTCGTGATGATGTCAAACACAGACAACAATTCTTCTCTGAGTTATTGTATGTAGCTAAGAACAAAAACTATAGTCCTAATTGGGCAAGCCATAAGTATCGTGAAAAGTATGGTGTATGGCCTAGAGATTTAATCTATCGAACTGAAACCCCAACGATTGCTACTATGAATTGGATTAAGCATAGAATGATTGCTTATAGTAAAGCCAATAAAAAAGATAGGAAGGTAGCATGAGATTCGAAGACTTCGCAAGGATACATGGCCTCATCATAGATCATGTTATACCACATAAACAGATGAGAACTTCCACAGAAGACCACCCAAGAAAAAAGAATGGTTCTTATAAATTCTTAGGTGATGTTGGATTTGTGATGAATTGGGCTACTATGACAGAGCCAGCAGTTTGGTTTCCTGATGATAAAACCGCCTCAAGCTCAGTAATAGCAAAGCCTTTGATAGATCACACTAAGGAACGGGAACGCCTAGCTAAGAAAGCGATTGATAAAGCGGGTTGGATATTGCACCAATGTAAAGAAGAAACCCACCCATACCTAGCCTCCAAAGGATTTCCTAATGAAGTAGGTAATGTATGGACTAAAGATAATGAGCGCATATTAGTTATACCCATGCGGATCGACAAAAGACTTGTGGGTTGTCAGCTCATCAACGACAAGGGGGTCAAGAAGTTCTTGTATGGACAGACGACTAAGGGGGCAACCTTCACCATGAACGCAAAGGGCTTCCCCATCTTCTGTGAGGGGTATGCGACTGCCCTCAGCGTCAGAGAGGCCATGATCGCCAACAACATCAAGTATTCTATCTATGTTTGCTTTAGTGCAAATAACATGAAGTTTGTAGCAGGGAAGTTTCCCTACGGGCTCGTCATTGCCGATAATGATAATTCCCATGTTGGTGAGATTACCGCTAGGAAAACAGGCAAGCCTTATTGGATTTCGCCCGCAGTCTCCGAAGATTTCAATGATTTTCATAAACGAGTAGGCACATTTAAGGCCTCTCAATCCCTCAAGAAAAAATTAATAGAGATAGGTAGTCTAGTGTTCTAAACTACCTATTATAGATCAATAAAAATATAGATTATTGACTTGTGCTAATAAAGGTTTGTTGAATACATTCTTGCTTGGGTGTATTCTTGCATCATGGAAGAATTTAGAATGCCCAACAGGATTGTATGTATATCCCTTTTGTTTTGTTAGAAATTTAACCGCTTGTAGCTTATAAGTTAGTAATTGAATATGGCTTGGTTCTTTTGCCTTACCTTGTTGTAGCAAGGTTATATATTCAAATTGCTTAGGCTCGTAAACTACATCACAGACTCGGCTAATCGTTTTGGCTCTGTTCATAACAACATTATAAACCGCCTGTTGATTAGCAAAATCACCACCCGCTTCACCAAATAATACTAGGGCTAAGCAAGTTGTTGCTAGTTCTAGTTCTACCATAAATAGTCCTCTTTGTTATTATGGAACGCACAGAGTATCAGTATTATCAAGGCTTTCAAAGCATACATGGTCATAAATGTATGCTAAAATAAGCCTTACGGGCTATTCCTTTACCTCTTCAATCCTAAACTCATCTGTTTCATACATACTATCTATTTCCTTGCGTTTAAATGCCTTGTGTTCTTGATCTAAAAAGTAATCTAACGCTTTTTGTGCGTCTTCATAAGTATCATAAACATCTGCGACTTCATTACCATCATCATCATAAGTAGTCCATGTATTAATCCAACCATCACATAATGTATAGTGTTGCACCTCGTATCTAGTCATTTTTAATCCCCTCCTTTGTAAAATTTATCAAAGTCTTCCCCGTAAAAAGCTCTAGGGCAACCTTTTGTTATTCGCCACCAACTATCCTCATCATAACCACTACTTGAAAATTCAAAATCAATGTTTATCCAAGTATATAAGTCTTCTCTTCCGTCTTCTTCTTCACAGGCTTGGGTTTCCCAATCACCCACCTCTGCCTTATCAAGCGTAAAGTCATCTTCACCAAACAACTCTATACCAACATAACTTGCTATAAAGTCTTTAAACTCATCTACATCTTCTTCTTTTAAGTATGTCATATACCCTCCTATTGTGAATTATTCATAGCCTCTTTATTCAAGGCCATAGTTTCAATACAATTATTAAAGCGGTGCATAGCTACATCTCTGATTGCTATCATAAGTTCAAGGTATTCATTACCCTCAACACCCTCAATCTCATCAGCATCTTGCATAGCATTCATTACATTCGTATATATTTGAAAAGCCCTTTTGTTCATGATAAATCCTCCTCTGTTATCCAACCAACCCCCCCCCCCCCCCCCCCCCCCACCCCACGGTAATAATTAGACATACCTTTGATAGCCCATTCACATAGGCTAGTTCTGCCCATGTCATATACTTCTTGTTCTATTGCAAACATGATCTCATCTATATCGCTATCTGAAAGTTCTTTATTCATCATCTTCCTCCTCGAATATATCTGAATATAAACCATCAATATCATCATCAGTCATTTTTATGTATCCTTCATGACCATTCTTCAATACATAAGCCACGAATTGTTCTAACCCTCTATGATCTTCAAAAATGTTATCCATATCACGATTAATTAAATCGTTTATTTTTTGTTCTCTTGTCATAACTATTCCTCCACATCATCTATTGTAAAATTATCGCTATCGCAAGGCTCTAAATTACCAAACCTCAAGTCATTAAACTTCTCAATAGCTTCCTCTTTTGTTTCTGCTTCAATATCTTCTTTATAAAACACTTGTTCGCTTGCTCTTATTCTAAATATTGGCATTTTTAACCTCCTTAACCAAAATCTCATCTAAATATTCAGCATTAATAGGATCAATGCTTCCCTCGCCATCATAAAGCCTAGCAATAGCACTATCCTCTGTATCAGCATCAATCATGTAATATTGATATAATGTTTCTCTCAACATAAATTTAGGCATTTTTGATTTCCTCTATCTCTCTTTTATCTTCATAATAATCCACTACTTCAAAACCCCAATTACTTGGTAAAGTTTCTACATATTGAGCATGGTTAAAAAAATCAACCTCTTCAAATAGATTATCTACTGCTTCTTTACTTTCTGCTTCTATTTGATAAACAACATTGACTATTTCTTCACGCTTTTCAGGCACTATTACTCTAAATGTTTTCATTGTTGGCTCTCTCCTATAAATGTTATATCTGCATCTCTAATATCGCTAGGCTCTAAATCTGAGTATATTTCCCAAAAATTATCACAAGCCTCATCACGATCTTCGGCCTCAACCATTGTTTTATAAACATGAATTTCCCTTGCTTCTACATAAAACTTTTTCATAATTAACCCTTTATAGTTAAGATTATCGAATGATAATCAGATAGCACACATAAGGCGCTATCGGGTATCACTCAAATAGTAGGTATAACACTCATCTTTTCATCAGAGGTATATAATGCGCCACCATTATTGCCTTCATCATCACTCTGCGGGATTATCCATGAGCCATCAGTAAAGTCTATAATAACAGGCTTTTTATACCACATAAAATCCTCCATCTCTTTATCCGTCATATATCTAACTGATTTAATCGTTTTACCTATTAAAAAATCTGCAACCTTTTTATTCCACTTTTCAGCTATACCTAATTCGTATTCTTTTCTCTCTTGCGGTGTCATACTGCCTCCTTTAAACGCTTTGACATATTCACAATAGCGACTTCTTCATTACCCTCATCAAGTAAATCCATAGCCATTTTTAATGCTTTCTCTTGTGTTAAGTAATAAGCATTAATTTCCATTCCCTGTAATTCTTCTTCACAATAAACACTATATCTATCGCTCATAATGCCCCCTCTACTTGTTTAACATCTGAATTTTGCTTGCGCCAAGCCTTAACCATAGAATACCGCATGGCCTCTCTTAAAGTTCGTGGCGTAGCCCATTGGTAATAATTGTATCTAAAGAATTGCTTAGCCTTTTCTTGATCTGTTTTCATACTTCCCCCTTACCATGATGATTGATAATAAAAATCCCATTGTTCTAAATCTTGACTCAATAAATTCTCTAACACGGGTATTGTGTCTTTAATATCCTGATAATACCATTCTTGATAATCCGTATCACCAAAGAAAAATCCCTCTGATGTTGGCAATATATTGTCTGCCAATGAATGATCTTGATCTACCCGCTTTAATGTATCTAATAGTTCCTGTAATTGATTTCTTGATACATAGTATTCCTTGCAATTATCCTCGCCATCTTGAACATTTTCCACGAACCAATGATGAATAGCATTAGCCTTGCGCCAATACATAGCCTCTCTTGATATCTCTTTAGTTCGTCCTAATCCATTCAATCCTATTTCTGCGTCAATCCTATCTGCTAAAGCCTTGTCATGCTCATTAAAGCTAAATAAATAACGCTTAGCTGATAAATACATATCTAAACCCATGATATTCCCCTTTCAAAGTTTATAAACCGCCTCATGCGGAGTAATTGTGTAGAGTTTTCTATTGCCCGTTATGCCTCAGGGTGCTTGTGTTCCCATACCTTTTTGCTTAATGATATAAGAGTTGAAGCCTCATGAGGATATAAGCCATGATGTTCTGCAAATTTATCAATAGTCAAATAATCATTCCTATAATCTAAATATGCGTCAATCAAGGTATCTCTTAGTTCCTTGTTCCATTTAATCATATTGTTCCTTTCATATGGCCAAAAATAGCCCCTTAAAGCCCCTTTAAAGAGGCTTTAAAAGATATTTCTAGTGATAGGTATCAATCATGCCCTTAGCTTCGTTAATAACCTCTTCTGTATCGCCTAAATAGCCAAATTGAGAGTCTATAACCTCGCCTGATTGATCTATAATCCTAGCGCCATAAGTATCACCCCTTAAATAATAGTCATAAATCTTAACCTCATGCTCTAAAAGTTCATAAGGTTTCGTGATACCATTCTTTTCTGCATTTTCTTTAGTGATATAAATAAATCCGATCTGCCCGCTATCGAAGCGACATGAAAAAGGGCTTGTGGATATGGTGATATTGCCATGTTCATACATATAAATAGGCAAATAGTAGATGTTTTCTTGATTGGCCTCAATCCAATCCATGAGTTCCTGAGGCTCTAAAAAGTTATGTTCATCACCTAATTCATAGCGCTTATGAAAGCAAGCCATGAAGCCTAAATTATCCCATGTTTTTCTAGGGTCATCAGGAAAGGTGTCATAACATAATTGTATTTCATAATCTTTATATTCTATTGTTTCGATAATGTCATTCATTTATTGCCCCTTTCATAATTTCAAGTTCATCAATAATACTCTGATACATTCCCGTCATGTAATTACTGCCTAAGTCTTTTAAATCCGCCTCAAGCGCCTTAATATGATCTGATACAGGGATAAATTCAACATTCCATATATCAGAGATCATATCTAAAGAAAAAGCCTCATGCGGTATCGGTTCATCACCGCCTATATCTTCATCATCACTCATTCTTTTAAAATGCTCAATAATTTCTGTTTCTGTTGGCGGGTTATCGTATGACCAAGCGCCAAAATTCCCGCATTCATTATCATGTATGACATAACGCATAATTTAATCCCCCTTTGATGATTTTAAGATGTCTTTAATTAATTCCGCCTCATGCTCTGTAATGCTAAGCCAATTTGTATGCGCCCCTTCGGCCTGAATTTTCAGGCTTAAAGTTTCGCCTTTGCTTTCAAAAATCTTATTGAATTGATCGTCAATATAATCCATTTTTAACCCCTTTCAGTTATGGCCTAATTTAAGCCCCTAAGCGCCCTAAGATAAGGCGCTTAAAGATTAAACTAAGCGGTTATAGGCTTGTTCCATTCTTTCATTCTTTCCTCATTCTCTAAATAATGCTCATAGTCAATAAGTAAAATATAATCTAAATCAGCTAGCGCCTGAATATCGAAGCCCGCCCAAGCCTCAAGAATGCGGTCTTGATAATTATCTACTAAGGCTTGCGCCTGAATACATGATTTTTTAATTCGTAGAATATCGGCTATTTTATAGCGGTTAGGTTTCATTAAAGCCTCTGCAATATGCTTAACAGAAAACAATCTAGCACAATCGGCCATTGGTGTTTCGTATTCTCTAACCTCACCCCCGAAGGCCTTGCGGTGTTGCTTTTCGTCTTTTAAATTCATGTTGAAAAGTTCGTCCCGATAAGCCGTCCAGCTAATGTTGTTTAATGTAGATAATTTATAATAAGCCTCGTTTACTAGCTTAATAGTGTCTTTTTGGTGTTTATTCATTTTGAAGCCCCTTTTTGTTGTTTTTTCATTTTTAATACAACCTCGCAAGCCTGAAGTCTTAGATTGTCATCATCAGAATTGAGGAAGCCCCCTAAAACATTTAAGGCTTTTCTCATGTTCCTAAGTTCCCATTCAGGCCTAGCGGATAGATTTACAATGTATTCTTGAAGCGTCATTTTATAGCCCTCTCTTTTTTTAAAGTTAGTTCATAGATTAAAATCTGATAATAGCCCCTTAAATAAGCATTATTATTCATTTTGAGGCCTCAACGATCAAAGAAGCAAGCCTAGAAGCGAACCATTCATTAAGAAGCGCTAAAGCGTCTTTTTCAGGGATATTAAATTCTGATACGATCATTTCAGAGGATACAACAAGCCCATTATCATGCGCCTTGTCTATCGTTCTAAAAATCCAATCTTTTTTAAATAGCGTCTGTTCGTTCATGATTGCCCCCTGATCGCTAAAAAAGCATAAGCCCCCGCCAAGCTAAGACATAATAGCGAAGCTAAAAAGCCTATAAACTCTAAACAATAGAGGCTTAAAAGCATTAGAAGTGTAGATTGTAAAGCCCTGATTAATTCATACATAATTAAGCCCCTTTTTTAAGTAAAGATATACTGATTAAAGCGTTATGGTTAAAAGCCCTAGCGTCTTTGTAAATAGTATCAAATAACCTATTAATAGCGGAAATTTCATTCTTAGCTAAAACATAAGCCTTATATTGTTTATTGCCTCTTATATATAGCGCCTTGTAAGTATTCATAGAAGCCCCTAATAATTGTCATTAATATAGTTAAATAGTGAAGCCTTGATAGCCTCAATATCTACATTTTCAAAGTCTTTATTGATTAGATCAGTTAAAAGGCTTGTGTAATTGCTATCATCTAATAACAGATTGCTATCTACTAAGGCCTCATTGACGACCATGCTATGAATTGCATTAGCTAAAGAATAATTGATATTCATTTTAAAGCCCCCCATTTTTTAATAAATTGTTTTAATACTCTAACCTCTTTTAGTGCGTCTTTTCTATCGTCTTTTATATCTGAATTTAACCAATCGTTATTTACATGGCCGTTTTCATAAAAACAGGACAATACATAACGGGCTTCTGATAACACTTCTTGAAGCGTATAGTCTTTTATATCTTTGTTATCGTCTGTTGATATATTGTCAAGTGATATTGATAGCTCATTACTCTTTAATGCGTCTTTTAAAAAACTCATATAGCCCCTTTCATTGATAATTAAGGCCTCTCTAAGCCTTAAAGATATTAGATCAAAGATTATTAAATAATGCAAGTTATTTCATCAATTATTTTTAATGACTAAAAGCCCCCTAAAAATAGCATGGATAGCGAAGCGGAAAAGCCCGTTATAGTCTTATAGCGTATAGGGTGAAGATATAGGAAAGTATCATAATTGGTTAATAGGTTAGTATCACCTAACAAGAGATCGTGGCTCAAAATTGATTTATAGAAGCCTAAAGAATAGCAACATATAACAAAATGATATATAATGACACTTTTACATACATTCCTATTATATACCCATAATTATGAAGCTAACCCGTAAACAGATCAAAGAAGGCCTTGAGGCTATGCCAATCGACACCTTGCTATTGGGTGAGCCTAAGACATTGACAAAGAAGCAAAAAGACTTTGCCCAAGCGGTAGCATTAGGAAAGCCAAAGGCGCAAGCATATAGAGAAGCCTATAATACCAAAGCAAGTCCCAATGTTCAGGCGGTAGAAGGTCATAGATTATCAAATAACCCTAACATCTCACTAATGATAGAGGCCATGAAGATAGGAATAGAGGCTCAAAAATATCTTTTACCCTCTCATTTAAGGGCGCTTACTATACAAAAACTTACAGAGAAGGCCATTGACCCTGATGTTAATCACGCTCAACAAATTAAAGCGCTTGAATTATTAGGCAAGATAACAGAAGTCGCCCTATTCTCTGAGCGTAAAGAGGTTATTACAACAGACACAAGCGCTAAAGCTAAAGACAGGCTTATTGATACGCTAGCTAAGGCCATTAGATCATCTAATCATATAAGCATGGATAAGAAGCAAGAAGCGGAAAGCTTGCTCAATGAGATAACAGGCGGAAGCCTAACCAATCCCAACCCTGAAACTTTAGAAGCCGAAGCATATCTTCCAAATGAAAGCCAAGCGGAAGAAAATCAGGAAGAGGAAACCCCACCCGACCCGCACCCCCAAAATGCTGTTGAAATTGAGGATGCCCTAAGCCATACTATTCCAGACAAACAATCATCAACTTTTACCGAAACACCCCCCTTATCTTCTTCAAACGCAGATGGGGAGGGGGTAGATAATTTTTGGAAAGAGCTTGAAGCGCCTTATACAGGAAACACCCCCCTTGTTAATTCTGGGTCCCATACACCTGACGGAGGGGTATCTGAATGAAATATGAGCGTATAGAGGTAGATTGGATATACACCCACCTGATGTGGTCTTATTGGTTCTCTATATACCTTATAGTGAGTTTAGTAGGTGTTTACATCATATGGACTGACCTAAAGGGTTTAAGGGGGCGGAAATGAGCAGAATAGATGTAGTAGGACAGAATGGTAATGATGGGCTACATTATGAAGAAAAAGACATTGATAAGAAATGGGATCAAATGAAACCCGTTGGACTAGAGTATGAATACGAACTAGACAAGTCCACAGGTGAGGTGGTTAAGAAGTATGTAAACATTTTACATAATAATGGATTTAAACAAAACAAACTAGACTACAGCCCAGAGTTTAAGTTTTGGTATGAACGAGTCTTCTGTCAAAGCCCCCGTATGTGTCACTTAGAATATGATGATGAAAAGATGTGGGAAGCTTGGAAGGCAGCTAAAGGAGATAAAAATGTGGAATTATAGAATTATGATAAGAACCTGCCCAGAAACAGGCAGTGAGTATTATTCGTTAAATGAAGTCTTTTATGAGAAAGACGGAAGTCATATGGCATATTCTGACCATGATGATGTTGTGGGTGGCAGCCCTGAAGAAATCATAGGTGTGTTAGAGATGATGCTAGAAGATGCTAAGAAGGATCAACCTATTTTGACAGAGGCTGACTTTAAAGTATGACCCCAGCACAAAAAGAAATCTTTCTGATAGTAGATGAGTTCTGGAAGACCTACGGCTTTGGTCCGACTATTGACGATATTATGCGTCTAACGGGCGAAAGAGGTAGGGGGAATGTAGCCCGTAAGATGTCTATCTTAATCGAGATAGGGGTATGCAAAGGGGTGAAGGGTAGGGCTAGATCAATCCGACCTGCAGGATTAAGGGTGCGTAATCTTGAGTGATAAAGTCGTAGAACTCATGAATCTACTATCTCCTGAAGAACAGCAGATGGTATTAGAACAAGTCAGAGAGTATGACAATGCTCTTCTACGTGAAGAAGGCCAAGAAGACTTTATGAAGTTTGTAACTACGATGTGGCCTGGATTTATCCATGGTAGACATCATGTCTTGATGGCTAGGAAGTTTGAACAGATCGCTAATGGTGAGATCAAACGATTAATCATCAATATGCCTCCTAGACACACAAAGTCTGAGTTTGCATCGTTTATGCTACCCGCTTGGTTCTTAGGAAGGTTTCCAGGCAAAAAGATTATCCAATGTTCTAATACAGCTGAACTTGCAGTTGGGTTTGGACGAAAGGTGCGAAATCTGGTAGACTCTGAAGTATATGCCAAAATATTCCCAAACGTGGCCCTTCGCTCTGACTCTAAAGCTGCTGGCCGTTGGTCTACTAATGCCAATGGTGAGTATTTTGCTATTGGTGTTGGTGGTACTGTCACTGGTAAAGGAGCTGATCTTCTCATCATTGACGATCCTCACTCGGAGCAAGAAGCAGCGTTAGCCGCAGGCGACCCTACCGTATACGATAAAGTCTTTGAGTGGTATACCTCTGGTCCACGTCAACGTTTACAACCAGGCGGTTCTATTGTGGTCGTTATGACCCGTTGGGCTAAACGAGATCTGACTGGAAGAATTCTACAATCCATGACAGACCGTGATGGTGATGAATGGGAGATTATTGAACTCCCAGCGATTTTACCTTCAGAGAAACCTTTATGGCCTGAGTTCTGGTCATACGATGAATTAAGCAAATTAAGAATAGAGTTGCCGTTAAGTAAATGGCAAGCTCAGTATCAACAAGACCCCACTTCTGAAGAAGGTGCGCTAGTTAAGCGTGAATGGTGGCAAGAATGGGAACATGAAAACCCACCTTACTGCCAGTTTATTATTCAGTCATGGGATACCGCATTTACTAAGAATGAGCGTTCTGACTATTCAGCATGCACAACATGGGGAGTATTTTATAAAGACGAGAATGAAAATGACCCTCATATTATTCTTCTTGATGCTTTTAAAGAGCGGATGGAATTCCCAGAACTTAAAGCAAGAGCTTTGGAATACTACCAAGAATGGCAACCAGATGCCTTTATTATCGAAGCAAAGGCCTCTGGAGCCCCGTTAGTCTTTGAATTAAGAAGGATGGGAATACCCGTTCAAGAGTTTACACCGACCCGTGGAAACGATAAAATAAGCAGATTAAACTCTGTAACAGATTTATTCGCATCTGGCAAGGTGTGGGCTCCAAGAAAACGTTGGGCCGAAGAAGTCATAGAAGAGATGGCAGCTTTTCCAAATTCAGACCACGATGACTTAGTGGACTCTTCAACCCAAGCTCTTATTCGGTTTAGAAAGGGAGGATTCGTTAATCTTCCTACAGACGAACCTGACGAACCAAGAGAATTTAGACGCAAAGTAGCATATTACTAAGGAAAAATTATGGCAATCGACAAAGCATTATATGAAGCACCACAAGGTCTAGCATCTATTGATCAAGCTCCCCCAGTAGAAATTGAAATTGAAGATCCAGAATCTGTAAAGATTAGCATGGATGGATTAGAGATTGATATTGAAAAAGCAGAAGACAATGAAGAGTTTAATAAAAACTTAGCAGAAGAATTAACTGAAGGCGAATTAACACTTTTAGCTGGCGATTTAATCGGTGATTTTGATGGAGACGTAGCTTCTCGTAAAGACTGGATTCAAACTTATGTCGATGGTTTAGAATTACTTGGTCTGAAAATTGAAGAGCGTTCAGAACCATGGGACGGAGCCTGTGGAGTATATCACCCCATCTTAGCTGAAGCCGTAACTAAATTCCAATCAGAAACAATCATGGATACTTTCCCAGCATCTGGTCCTGTGAAGGGCGAGATTATTGGTAAAGAAACGCAAGAGAAAAAAGATGCGATGGAACGTGTTGTAGATGACATGAACTATGAGCTCACAGAAAAAATGACCGAGTATCGCTCAGAACATGAACGCATGTTATGGGGCACAGCATTATCTGGTAACGGATTTAAAAAGGTTTATGTAGATCCAGGTCTTGATCGTCAAGTATCTATCTATGTACCTTCAGAAGATTTAGTTGTACCTTATGGTGCTTCTAATTTAGAAACTGCAGAACGTGTATCTCACGTCATGCGTAAAACAGAAAATGAATTATTAAGATTACAACTTGATGGATTTTATCGTGATGTTGAATTAGGCGCACCACAAAATACATTAGATGAAGTTGAGAAGAAGATTGCAGAGAAGTTAGGCTTCCGTGCAACAACAGATTCAAGATATAAATTGATTGAAATGCAAGTTGATTTAGACTTGCCTGGTTTTGAACATACAGATGACAAAGGTAATAAGACTGGTCTTAAACTTCCTTACATTGTAACGATTGAATACGGCAGCATGACAGTCTTAGCAGTAAGACGTAACTGGGAACCAGATGACGAGACATATCAAAAACGTCAGCACTTTGTTCACTATCCATACATTCCAGGTTTCGGATTCTATGCTTTTGGTTTAATTCACTTGATCGGAGGTTTTGCTAAATCTGGTACATCTATATTACGTCAATTAGTAGACGCTGGATCATTAGCTAACCTTCCAGGTGGATTCAAAACTCGTGGCCTACGTGTAAAAGGTGATGATACACCAATTGCTCCAGGCGAATTTAGAGATGTAGACGTACCTTCTGGCACGATGAAAGACAACATCATGCCTTTACCTTACAAAGAACCATCACAAACACTCATTCAACTACTCAATCAGATCATTGAAGAAGGTAGAAGATTTGCAGCTGCAGGTGATTTGAAGGTTTCTGACATGTCTGCTAACTCACCAGTAGGCACAACGCTTGCAATTTTAGAAAGAACACTTAAAGTGATGAGTGCAATTCAAGCTCGTATGCACTTTTCAATGAAAAATGAGTTCAAATTACTCAAAAAGATCATTGCAAGCTACGCTCCAGCGGATTATTCATACGAACCATCTACAGGAACACGTAAAGCTCGTAGAGATGACTACGAAATGGTCAATATTATCCCTGTTTCTGACCCAAATGCAGCCACCATGTCACAAAAAGTGGTGCAATACCAAGCAGTTTTACAACTTTCACAAACAGCACCTCAACTTTACAACTTGCCATACCTACATCGTCAGATGTTAGACGTGTTAGGCATCAAAAATGCTGAAAAATTGGTACCGTTACCTGAAGATGAGAAGCCATTAGACCCAGTGACTGAGAATATGAACGCTTTAAAGAACAAACCTATGAAAGCTTTCATGTATCAAGACCATCAAGCTCATATTGCAATCCATTTAGCTATGTTAAATGATCCAAAGATCAGAGAAACGATTGGTCAAAACCCACAAGCGCCTATGATTGCACAAGCATTACAGGCTCATATCACAGAGCACATTGGTATGGAGTATAAACGTCAAATGGAACTCACTATGGGCATCAATATCCCATATAACGACCTTGATGACAGTGATGATGCAACTAAATTATCACCAGAACAAGAAATGCAAATTGCTCGTATGGCAGTTCCAGCAGCACAACAACTTCTCAATCAAAATCAAACTGAAGTTGCAGCACGTAATGCTCAACAAGCAGCTCAAGATCCTGTGATTCAAATGCAAATGAAAGAACTTCAACTTAAAGCACAAGAAGTAGAAATTAAGATGAAGAAAATGCAGATCGAAGCAGCAGCTAAAGCTGATCAAATTCGTGTTGAAGAAGCTCGTATTGCAGCGCAAAAAGAAATTGCTGGTATGCAAGTCACAGCAAAAGCTCAGGCTGAAAAAGCTAACATCGCTTCTAAAGAAAAGATGGAAGGCTTTAGATTAGGTTCTGAGATTGGTAAATCAAAAGCCCAAATGGCTATGCAACAACAACAAAAACAACAACCTTCAAACAAGGAAACTAAATGAATGAATACGAAGTTATATTAAGAGAAATAGATATACAAGTAAGAAATTTAGAAGAACATTTAGGTGCTGGCATGGCCAAAGACTATGCTGAATACCAAAATATATGTGGAAAGATATCAGGTCTACTTTCTACACGAAGATACATACAAGACCTTCAAAAAAATATGGAGAACTCAGATGAGTGAAATACTAATCGGATCAAACCCCGATGATGTAAATGCAACAACATCTCTGCCCCAAACTGCAGAGGACAAAGCAAAGCAACTCCCAGAAGTTTCAGGTTATAGAATTTTATGTGCTATACCAGAAGCTGATGACAAGTTTGATAGTGGACTCGTAAAGTCTGCTGAAACAATGAGAAATGAAGAAGTTTTATCTACAGTATTTTTTGTAGTTAAGATGGGTCCAGATTGTTACAACGACAAGACAAGATTTCCGTCAGGTCCTTGGTGCAAAGTTGGAGATTTCATTTTAGCCCGCCCTAATTCAGGCACACGCTTGAAGATTCATAATAGGGAATTCCGAATAATCAATGATGATAGTGTCGAAGGTGTCGTTCAAGACCCTCGTGGCATTAGTCGTGTTTAAGGAGAATATAAATGGCTGATGATGATTTTAAATTTCCAGATGAAATGGAAAATGAAGTCCCAGAAGTAAAAGCTGAGACTGAAGAAAAACCAGGTATTGAAATTGAGATTGTAGATGATCGTCCAGAGGAAGATCAAAAGAATGCTCAACCTTTACCTGAATCAATTGTAAAAGAAATTGATGAAGATGACTTAGAGAAGTATAACGCTGAGGCTAAACAACGTCTTTTACAAATGAAAAAACTCATTAATGATGAGCGTAGAGCAAAAGAACAAGCATTACGTGAGCAGCAAGAAGCAATTCGTGTGGCACAATCATTAGTTGAAGAAACCAAAAAACTTAAAGGCCGTCTAACAGAAGGCGAAAAAGTATACGTTTCTAACGCTAAAGAAGGTGCAGAACGACAATTAGAACTAGCTAGAATCGCTTATAAAGAAGCATATGATTCTGGTGACTCTGAAAAAGTCGTAGAAGCACAAGAAAAACTCACAGAAGCTAAGTTCAAACTTCATGAGGTTCAGTCTTATAGACCTCAATATGAAGAAAGTGCTTTACAAGAAGCTGAAAATGAGGTAAAAATACCAGAACAGTCACAACAACCTCAACGTTTGGATGCAAAAACCCAAGCCTGGTTGGACAAAAACAGCTGGTATGGTGTTGATGACGATATGAGTTTCCTTGCTATGGGTATTCATAGAAAACTAGAACGCAACGGAGTCACTACTGGCTCTGATGAATACTGGAACGCTATAGATACCGAAATGCGAAAACGATTCCCAGAGAAATTTGCTGGCGAAAATACCCCAGAGACCAAAGACTCTGTTAAAAAACCATCAACGGTAGTAGCGCCTGCTACACGTTCTACATCCCCCAAAAAGATTAGACTGACGCAGACACAATTAGCTTTGGCTAAAAAGTTCAAACTTTCTCCAGAGCAATATGCGCTGGAATTAACTAAATTGGAGTCCCAAAATGGCTGAAAATAGAATTCCCCGTGAAGTAGATACCCGTCAACAGGAAGAACGCCCTAAACAGTGGCAAGCACCTGAATTGTTACCAGAACCTGATAAGCAACCTGGTTTTGCGTACAGATGGATTAGAGTTTCAATGCTGAACTCAGCAGACCCACGCAATCTCAGTACTAAACTTAGAGAAGGCTGGGAACCTGTAAGAGCAGAAGAGCAACCTAAATTTCAACTGTTAGTCGATCCCGAAAGTCGTTATAAAGACAACATCGAGATTGGCGGATTATTACTTTGTAAGACACCTATTGAATTAGTCGAACAAAGAACAGAGTACTATGAGAAGCAAACGCAATCTCAAACAGACGCTGTAGACAATAATCTTATGCGTCAAAACGATCCTAGAATGCCTCTCTTTAATGAGAGAAAATCTTCGACAAGTTTTGGCAAAGGTTAATTTTTTTTAATTCAAGGAGATTTTTATGGCTTATCCAACCATTTCAGCTCCGTACGGATTTGAAGCAGTTAACCGTTTTGATGGTATTCCTTATGCTGGTGCAACATTACAGTATAAGATTAGTGGTTCTTACAACACACCCATCTACAACGGTTCATCTGTTAAACTCGTAGCGGGCGGTACTATTGAATTATCTGGTGCAACAACTACTGGTACTATTATCGGTGTTGCTACTGGTTTCCAATATACAAACTCATCAGGTCAAACAGTTCAAGCTCAATACTATCCAGGTACTAGCGTAACTAACGCTATTGCTTATGTAGTTGTTGATCCTACAGCTGAATTTAAAGTAGCATTAACAGCATCAGGTGCTCCAACAGTAGTGGTAGGCGCTAACGCAACTATCGTTGGTGCTAACGTTGCTGAAATCCAAAACGGTACAGGTTCTACAACAACAGGCAATTCACAAGCTTCAGTTGTTATTCCTGGAACTGGTACTGGTTCAGCTACAACATTACCATGGAGAGTTGTTTCAGTCGTTCCAGATACAGCATATGTATCAGGTGGCGTAACACTTTACCCAGAAGTAATTGTAAAAGTTAACAATCCACAATTGACTGCCCTCACAGGCACCAATTACACAGCTTAATAAGGAGAAAAAAACATGGCTATTTCACGTGCACAGCTCCTAAAAGAGCTATTACCAGGTCTTAACGCACTATTCGGTTTAGAATATGCAAGATATGGCGAAGAACACAAAGAAATCTACGAAACAGAGACTTCAGAGCGTTCATTCGAAGAAGAAACAAAACTATCAGGCTTCTCAGCAGCACCAGTTAAAAACGAAGGCACTGCCATCGCTTATGACAATGCTCAAGAAGCATGGACAGCTCGATACAATCATGAAACTATCGCTCTTGGCTTCAGCTTAACTGAAGAAGCTATTGAAGATAACTTATATGATTCTTTATCAGCTCGTTACACAAAAGCTTTAGCAAGAGCTATGGCTTACACAAAACAAGTTAAGGCTGCTGCAGTTATTAATAACGGCTTCAGTGCTTCATACGCTGGTGGTGACGGCAAAGCTTTATTTGCTACTGACCATCCACTTGTTTCAGGCGGTACAAATAGTAACACTCCATCAACAGCAGCTGACTTGAACGAAACTTCATTGGAAAATGCAGTTATTCAAATCGCAGCTTGGACTGATGAGCGTGGTCTATTAATTGCAGCTAAACCTAAAAAACTTATCGTTCCACCAGCATTGCAATTCGTTGCAACTCGCTTGTTAGAAACTGAGTTACGTGTTGGTACAGCTGACAATGATATCAATGCTATTAAGAACAATGGTTCTATCCCAGAAGGTTATACAATTAACCACTTCTTGACAGACACAAACGGTTGGTATTTAACAACTGATGTTCCTAATGGTATGAAACACTTTGTTCGTACTCCATTAAGCAACTCAATGGACGGTGACTTCGATACAGGTAACGTACGTTATAAATCACGTGAACGTTACTCTTTCGGTTGGTCAGATCCGTTAGGTATGTTTGGTTCACCAGGTGCTTAATTAAGCATTTGATGGTAGAAAAGGTCTTCTTCGGAAGGCCTTTTTTATTTGCTAAAATACTAGCGTTTACGGGCAAAAGTATTGTAAAATAAACATATCCAGGCACATCCTGGTTTATTAGACTGTCCTGGCAGACGCATAAAAGACTAATAAGCCTAACTTTTTATGAAGGAAAAATCATGTCAAGAACTACATTTTCAGGTCCAGTGAAATCAGGTACTAATAGATATTCACCAACTAAAAACGTTGGAACAACAGTATTAACACAAGCTACAGCATTTGCATTTACAGCTGCTGGCACAACAACAAACACATTCTATATTCCAGCTGCTAGTAAAATCTTAAGCATTACTTTTGATACTACATCAGCATTCACAGGTGGTACAGGTGCTGTAACAGTTGGTAACGTTGCTTCAGGTACACAATATGCTTCATCAACAACAGTAACATCTGGTGGTCGTGCAACTCCAACATTTACAGCTGCACAATTAACATCAATGTTATCAACTCCAATTGATGTAGCAGCAGCTAACAGCCAACAAGCTTCTTCAGCTATTGCAGTAACAGCAGTTGCAGGCGCAGGTGTAACAGCTGGCTCATTAGTGGTTACAATCACTTACATTCAATCTGATGACAGATCATCATACGATACACAATAATTAATCTAAGGGGAGTTCTCTCCCCTTTGTTTATAACTTAAGGAGATTAATTATGGCAATGCAATATGATGTAAAATCTACGGCTATAGCAGCTGCTCAGACTAATTCTGCTGTATTTGCTGGCCCTGCTCGTATTAAAGGTATGGTTATTGGTGTACCTACAGCTGGCGGCACTTTAACTTTAAGAGATGGTTCTGGCGGTTCTGTAGCATTTTCAGTTGTAATTCCCGCAAACGCAGGTGGAGTATCCAATATCGTTATTCCTGGTGAAGGAATTAGATGCGATAACGGCATTTATGCAACAACACCAGCTAGCATGACAGTAACAGTATTTTACGGATAATATATGAGCGCAGAACGTGAAGTTATAGAACACGGTGTAGAAATTAAACACATACAATCAGACGTGGATAGTATTATGGAAGATATGGAGCAATTAAAAAAACGTCTAGAAGGTATTGAGAAAACATTAGAAGAAATTAAAGGTGGTTGGAAAGTTTTTATTGCTCTTGCCACTATTATTTCAGGTATTATAAGCTGGATGGTAACGCACTGGTTAGGTAAATAATGCCAAGCAAATCTAAAGCTCAACACAAACTTATGACAGCAGTAGCTCATAATAAAAAATTTGCTAAAAAAGTTGGCATTCCTCAATCTGTAGGTAAAGATTTTATGGAAGCTGACAAAGGCAAGAAGTTTAAAAAGGGTGGTGTTTCATTGGCTGTAGGACGTGGTGAAAAGTTACCAGTATCTAAAGGTGCTGGCTTAACAGCTAAAGGTCGTGCTAAATATAATGCTGCTACAGGATCTAATTTAAAAGCTCCACAACCACAAGGTGGACCTCGTAAAAGATCTTTTTGTGCTCGTATGTCTGGTATGCCAGGTCCTATGAAAGATGAAAAAGGTCGTCCTACTCGTAAAGCAGCTTCTCTTAAACGATGGAAATGTAACTAAGGAACTAATATGAAAAAGAAATCAACTAATCCAAGAATGGCTATGATGATGGGTCGTGCAATGAAAAGACCCGCATTAGCCGTTAACCCAGCTAGACCAGCTATGAATCCTATGGCTGCTATGGCTGCTCCAACAATTCCAACAATGAAAAAAGGTGGCAAACTTAAACCTATAGACAAAAGCAATAATCCTGGATTATCAAAATTACCAACGGAGGTTAGAAATAAAATGGGCTACATGAAAAAAGGCGGTTATGCAACAAAGTCAGATGCAAAAATGATTGCTAAAAAAGAAGTAAAAGGTCACGAATCATCTATGCATAAAATGAAAAAAGGTGGTATCACAGAAAAAGGTACTGGTGAAAAATACGCATCTAAAGCTGCTATGATGAAACATGAAAAGAAAGAATCTAAAGCAGAAGAAATGAAAGAGCATAAAATGAAAAGTGGCGGTTCATGCTACGCTTCTGGTGGTAAAGCTTCTCAATTAGCAAAAGCTAATGGCATTGCTGTTAAAGGTAAATCTAAAGGTAGGATTATTTAATCATGGCTGATAAAGATAAAGCGCCAACACAAGCTGATTATGATAAAGCTTGGACAGAAGTAAAAGAAGGCAAACAACCCGTTCCAAGTTTTGATGATATGGGCCCAATGAAAGATCCTAAAAAGGGTGCTGCAGAAGGCGCAACTAAAGGTGGAATGGCTCCAGCTATAAAGAAAATGGCTAAGGGCGGCTCTGCTTCATCTCGTGCTGATGGTATTGCTATTCGTGGTAAAACTAGAGGAAAAATCTGCTAATGAGAACTTCTCGTGGTATGGGTGATATTGCACCATCTAAAATGCCTAAGGGTAAAAAGAAAGCTCGTAGAGACGATACTGACTTTACTCAATACGCTAAAGGTGGCAAGGTAGGTCTATACGCTAACATTCACGCTAAGAGAGCACGTATTGCTGCTGGTTCTGGTGAGAAGATGCGTAAGGTTGGAGCCAAAGGTGCACCTACTGCAAAACAATTTAAACAAGCTGCTAAGACAGCTAAGAAATAACAACGATTGCAAAATCACGCAAAATTAGTTAATGATTTGCGTTAATTGCAAAAAGGTAACTTATGGCATCAACTACAGGAACCACACTATTTAACCTAAACATGAATGACCTCATTGAAGAGGCATTTGAGCGTTGTGGTTTAGAGTTAAGAACTGGTTATGATTTTAGAACCGCTAGACGAAGCCTCAATCTATTAACGATTGAATGGGCTAATCGTGGTATTAACCTTTGGACGATTGAAGAAGGTCAAATACCTATGGTTACAGGTCAGATTACTTATGCTCTTCCAGTAGACACTATTGATCTATTAAGTATGGTAACTAGAACTGGTAATGGTGGTCCTAATCAACAAGATATTAATATCAATCGTATCTCAGAAGATACTTATTCAACTATTCCTAACAAGTTAGCTACAGGTCGTCCTATCCAAGTATGGATTAATAGACAAACTGGTATGTCTAACTTAACTACTGTATATCTAGCAGCATCTATTAGTGCTACAGACACAACGATTACATTAAGTGATGTATCTAGTATTGCATCAGCTGGATTTATTCAAATTGAAAATGAAATTATCTACTATCCAAATGTAGATAGCACTACTAATCAATTATTAAATTGTTCTCGTGGTCAAAATAACACAACTGCAGTATTTCATATAGCTACTACAAGCCCACGTAATTATATTACAGTGCTTAACTTACCAACCATTAATGTATGGCCTACACCTAACTCTCCTGGTGATCAATATACATTTGTATACTGGAGAATGCGTAGAGTGCAAGATGCTGGCACGGGTACAAGCATTAATGATATTCCATTTAGATTCTTACCTTGTATGGTCGCTGGATTAGCTTATTATTTAGCTGTTAAGTCCCCTGCAGTAGATCCTAATAGAGTAGCATTCTTACAATCAGATTATGAAAAACAATGGGATCTAGCATCTCAAGAGGACAGAGAAAAGGCACCGATTAGATTTGTGCCTAGAAATATGTCTTATATAAGGTAATCATGGCTACCAAGTATTCAAGTGGTAAACACTCAATTGCCGAATGTGACCGTTGTGGTCAAAGATATAAGCTCAAAGAATTAAGAAAGCTTATACTTAAAACCAAACAAATTAGTGTTAAGGTTTGCCCAGAATGCTGGGAACCAGATCAACCACAGTTATTATTAGGTATGTATCCTGTGAATGATCCACAAGCGGTACGTGAACCAAGACCAGATGTATCTTATCAAGTATCTGGTAATACAGGTTTACAAACTGGACAAAATAATTCTTACAATATTCAAGATAATGGTTATCCACAAGATGGTAGCCGTCAGATTGAATGGGGTTGGAATCCAGTAGGTGGGGCAAGTTACTTTGATACTTTATTAACGCCTAACCACCTTATAAGTAATGTTATAATAGGCGATGTAACAATTGTCACAACTTAATTAGGAGAAATAAAATGGCATACAAATCAGCAGCTGATGGTATTACCAAAAAAGGTAAAACTAAAGGCAAAAATCTAGGTGATTCAGGACCTACTGTTGCAATTCAATCTGGCAAAGGTTCTAAGGGTGCTTCTACAGTAACTTCATTATCTATGAAGAAACTTGGACGCAATTTAGCAAGAGCAATGAATCAAAAAAAAGGTAAATAATCATGACTAAAGAACGCAAAGTTCCAGTGTCACCAGCAGAAGCTTATCCTTTAGGTCACGCTAAAGAGAATAAAGACGCTAGTGCATATACTGGATTTAAATATCCATCTGGTGGTGGTAATGACATTGGTGTTTATAAACAACCTATGCCTAACCCAAATGGTACAGAGCATGAATCTGTAGCTATAGCTGGAAACGGAATATCAAAAATGAATATGTCTGTTGGCGGTATAAGCAAAGGTAATTATGCAGAAGTTAACCCATATGGTGTTAAAGAAATGCGTGGTTATGGTGCAGCTACTAAAGGTCGTAAGATTAGCGGCAAACAAGGCTAATAATGAACTACGTTCAACTGTATCAATCAATACAAGATTATGCTGAAACTACTGAACAACTGTTCGTAGCTAATATACCTCGTTTTGTTCAAGAAGCTGAAGAGCGTATTTATAACTCAGTTCAGATACCAGCGTTACGTAAAAACGTCACTGGTACTTTGACATCTGGAAATAAATACTTATCACTTCCAAACGATTGGTTATCTACATATTCTTTTGCTATTATTAAGGCAGATGGAACGTATGAATATTTGTTGAACAAAGATGTCAACTATATCCGTCAAGCATTTCCAAGCCCTGCTGATACAGGAACGCCAACGCATTATGCATTATTTGGATCTCAGTATAGTGCTATTAATGAATTATCATTAATTTTAGGCCCTACACCTGATGCTAGTTATAACGCTGAATTGCATTATTTTTACTACCCACCTACCATTGTTCAAGGTCAAATCACATTAATAGCCATAACTACAGTAGGTTCATTATATGTTCCTGGCGTATATGAAAATGTATCATTAACTGGAGGATCTGGATCTGGAGCTACGGCTACTATTGTAGTAAACTCTTCTGGTGCAGTAAGCTCAGTGACTTTAAATGAAGGCGGTCAGTTCTATGTAGTAGGCAACATATTAAGTGCCGCTACAGCAAGTCTAGGTGGTGCTGGTTCTGGTTTTACTGCTACTGTAAATGCGGTATCTAACTCTACAGGAACTAGCTGGTTAGGCGATAATTACGATCCAGTATTATTCTATGGTTCTATGCGTGAAGCTATGATCTTCCAAAAACAAGAACCAGATGTTATTAAAAATTATGAAGAAAAGTATCAAGAAGCTATGCAACAGCTTAAACGTCTTGGTGACGGCCTTGAAAGAGGTGATGCATACCGTGATGGCCAGACTAAACTTAGGGTTAATTCATGATAGTTCAAACCGCTTGTACAGTCTTTAAATCTAATATGCTTAAAGGGTTAGAAAACTTTAATACAGGTACGCCATATACGTACAAAATAGCCCTCTATAACGCATTAGCAGACTTAGATGATACTACCACAGCCTACACCACAACAAATGAGGTTACGGGCTCAGGATACACGGCTGGAGGCATTGCTTTGACCCCAACCACAATACTTTCAGATACAGAAAATAATACAGCATATGTATCTTTCTCCAATGTCACTTGGAGCCCAGCAAATTTTACTTGCAGGGGTGCTTTAGTTTATAATAGCACTACAAATGCAGCAGTTTTTGTATTAAATTTTGGCTCTGATAAAACAGCAACATCTAGTTTCACAGTGCAATTTCCAACGGCAAATTCAACAAGTGCCATTTTAAGAATAAGTTAAGGAGTTATTATGATTCAAAAAGAACAAGGTGGATTTGGTGATCAAGCAACCATCACGCTAAATGCTGGTGCCGTAGCCAATGAAACATTAGGTATTGAAGGCCACTATCACGTTGAATGCCGTGACCAAGATGGTAATTTAAAATGGGAAGAATCATTCCCTAATCTAGTAAATGCAGTTGGTAAACAACTTATGTTAGATACCTTATTAAAAGGATCTACATATTCTGTAACTGGCCCATTTTTAGGTCTTATTTCAGGTGCATCACCAACATTTGGTACTGGTTCAGACACAATGTTATCACACGCTGGATGGACAGAATTTACTAACTACACAGTAGGTGGTTCAGCAGTACGTGGTACAGCAGTGTTTGCTTCATCAACATCAACTGGATCAACACCATCAAACGTAACTACATCAGCAGCAGCATCAATTACATACACTATCACAGGTGGTGGTGGCACAGTAGGTGGTTGCTTCTTAGTATTAGGTTCTGGTGCTGTAAACACACAAAATAATACTGGTGGTACATTGTATTCTGCAGGTGCTTTCTCTACTGCTAAAGTTACAACAGCTGGCGATACAGTAAGCGTTACATACTCAACAACTGCAACAAGCTAAGGAGCTTAAATGGCTCTTGTAGTCAAGGATCGGGTACAAGAAACTACCACCACGAGTGGTACGGGTACGCTTACTCTTTTAGGAGCGGTGCCTGGCTTCCAAAGCTTTTCCTCATCTATTGGTAATGGCAATACTACTTTCTATACTATCTACGATAACGTAGCTCAAGTATGGGAAGTGGGTGTTGGTACCGTAGGTGCGGGTACTTTAGCTCGTACTACAGTTTTATCTAACTCATCTGGCACTACATCTCCTATTACATTGGCTGGTAATACAGCTTCTGTATTTGTTACATACCCAGCAGAAAAATCTATTAATTACGATGCTAATGATGTAGCTACAATTGGCGATGTTTTAAGTTATTCAGATACAGGTATTGTTGGATCTTTTGCTTCTACAGTAGCTGGCTATAATCAAGTTGTTGTTCAAAATAAAAGCTCTGCTACTAATGCATCATCTAACTTTAATGTATCTAATGATGCTGGCACTGCAGGTTCTAATTATGCTGAATTAGGTATTAACTCTTCTACCTTTACAGGTACTGGCTCATTTAATATTGCTGGTGCTTCATATTTAGCGTCAGCATCTACAGATTTAACTATTGGTACATATGGTGCATATAATGTTCACTTTGTAACTAATAGTAGCACTACTGATGCTATGACCATCTTTAATTCAGGTGGTGTTTCATTAGGTGGATATGCTGATCCTGGTATTGGTACTTTATATGCTAACAACGTTTATTTGGGTTTTACTACAATTACTGCGGCAGCAGGCACTACAGTACTAACAAACGCTTCTTCTGCGTGGCAACAAGTTGTAGGCACAACAACTCAAACTATTCGTCTTCCTAATGCTACAACGCTTTATAAAGGTTTAGCATTTACAATATCTAATAATTCAACAGGTGCAGTTACTATTACAGATAATGCATCTACAACGCTTGATACAACTGTTACTGGTGGTTCTTCTGTTTTAGTATTAACTGATAATAGTACTTCTGCAGGCACATGGAGAGCTTATAGTTATTTACCATCTAGTTATGATTTTAGTACAGCTACTGCTGACTTTGGCGGAGCTACAATCACTAATGCTACATGGAATGGTAATACGATTGGTACAGCATACGGTGGTACAGGATTAACTACATTTGCTGGTGCAAATAACGCTATTTATTCTACATCAAGTTCAGCTCTAGCAGCAGGTACTCTACCCGTTGCAGCAGGCGGTACAGGAGCTACTACTTTAACAGGTTATGTTTATGGTAATGGTACAGGTGCATTCACTGCATCTACCACTATTCCATTCTCATCTGTAACTGGCACAGTACCTACTACTCAAGGCGGTACAGCATTAACATCATACACAACAGGTGATGTAATATATGCAAGTGCTACAAATACATTAGCTAAACTAGGGATTGGTTCTACAGGACAAGTTCTTACAGTATCAGGTGGTATTCCAGCATGGTCTACTCCGTCATCTAGTGTATCAACATTCCAAACATCATTAAGTGGATTAACACCTTCAACTGCTACAAGCGGTGCAGTAACATTAGCAGGTACATTAGGACCTACATCAGGTGGTACAGGATTAACTACTTATACTCAAGGTGATCTTGTATATGCATCTGGTACAAACACATTAGGTAAATTAGCAGACGTAGCTACAGGTAATGCTTTAATTTCAGGTGGTGTGAGTGCAGATCCTTCATGGGGTAAGATTGGCTTAACAACTCATGTATCAGGAACACTTCCAGTTGCTAATGGCGGTACAAACATTACAACCTATACTACTGGTGATATTCTTTATGCCTCAGCTACAAATACATTATCTAAATTACCTGCAGGAACTAACGGACAAATACTTACCTTAGCTTCAGGCGTTCCATCTTGGGCAGCAAGCACATCTTCTGGTGCTTCATTTGTAGTCACAGACTTTACAGCGACTGCTGGCCAAACAACCTTCACAGTCACATACACTGTAGGTTTAGTAGAAGTTTATAGAAACGGTGTTAAATTAGCTATTGCTGATTACACAGCATCTAATGGTACTACGATTGTTTTAGCTACTGGTGCTAATGCAGGCGATGTGATTGAAGTGGTAGCATTTGGTGCAGCTAATACAGCAGCTGCTATATCATATGATACATTTAGTGGTACAGGCTCACAAACAGCATTTATTATGTCTGTTACTCCAGCTAACTCACAATCAGTTGTTGTAGCTATATCTGGTGTGGTTCAAGACCCAGGTAATTATACAGTCTCAGGTGTTACATTAACATTCTCAACAGCACCTCCATTAGGCACTAACAATATCTCATGCCGTTACTTAGGTCTTCCCACCACTACGACAGGAACTGGGGCTGTAATTAACGCAACTAATGGTATAATTATTAATAGTCAAACTATTACAGCTTCATATACAATTCCTGTAGGCAGTAATGCGATGAGTACTGGGCCAGTAACTGCAGCAAGTGGTGTAACCGTTACTGTCTCAGCAGGCAGTAGATATATAGTTATTTAAGGATAAAAATTGGCATCTCAAATAAATGCAAGTAATTCTGGTTTTGGTGGCATAGTCTCTACAGGCGACTCTAGTGGCGTATTGCAACTTCAAACAGCTAACACTACAGCAGTTACTATAGATACATCACAGAATGTAAATATAGGACAAACTAGTACCCCTGCTGGATGGGGAGTTCAAGCTAAAGTTTCAGTAAAACAATCTTCAGCATCTGGAGGAGCAGGATTTCTTTCTTTTTCATCTTCAAATGAAAATGCTATTTTTCTTGGATATGACTCAACTAATTCATTAGGAAGAATAGGTGTTAGTTATGGTTCTACAGGTTCTTTTACTCCCCTAGCATTTGAAACAGGTGGCTCAGAACGTATGCGTATAGACTCTAGTGGTAATGTGTTGGTGGGTACTACAACTCCTTTAGCTGGTGGTTCAACATTTGCTACAACTGCAAATGCTCGTTTTGCAATACAAAATACTAATGCTTCACCTTTAGGCTTATATGTTAATTATTCAACAGCACCTAATGGAACTGGTAATGAATACATATATTGTTCTGATACATCTATTCGTATGACTGTTCGTTCTAATGGTGGTATAGCTAACTTTTCTGCAAACAATGTTAATTTATCAGATGAAAGAGAAAAGAAAAATATTGAAATAGCTGGTAATTATCTTGATAAAATTTGTGCTATTCCTGTAAAAACATTTTTATATAATGACCAAACAGATACAGACCTTAATTTAGGCGTAATTGCACAAGATGTTCAAGCAGTAGCTCCAGAATTAGTTTCAGAGTCAAATTGGGGAACAGAAGAAGAGCCTAAAGAAAGACTTTCTATCTACCAAACAGACCTACAATATGCTCTTATGAAATGTATCCAAGAACAACAAACCATCATCAACGACCTAAAAGCAAGAATAGAAACATTGGAGTCTAAATAACATGGCAAGCATAGTATATTGGATTCATTTAGAAGAACATACTGATATGTTTACTCAAGGATATATTGGCGTATCCAAAGACCATAAAAAAAGATGGTACGACCATAAAAATAGACCTTCTAATGCACATTTAAAAAACGCCATACAAAAATATGGATGGGATAAGCTAATTAAAACTATTCTTTTGGTTGCTGATGAAGCTTATTGTTTATTAATGGAAACTAAACTTAGATCAGAAGATAAAACTGGTTGGAATGTAGTTAAAGGCGGTGGTATGCCACCTAGTTCTTTAGGTAAAACATTTACTGTGTCAGAAGAAACTCGTAAAAAAATTAGCCTTGCAAACAAAGGTCATAGACATACGCCTGAGATTGAAGCCTTAGTCACTAAAAATTTATTGATTCATGGATTAAAAACAAGATTTACTAAAGGTTTTACACCATGGAATAAAGGTTTAGAAATGGGTAAAGAAGCATTAAAACATTTGCATATTAAACTAACTTGCCCACATTGTAATAAAATAGGCAATTTAGGTGGAATGAAGAGATGGCATATGGATAACTGTAGATTAAAAGGAATAGATAATGGCTAATTTAACCATTGCTGGTGATGTGAGCGGAACCGTAACCTTAGCTGCACCTAGTGTAGCAGGTACGACTACGCTTACACTTCCTACAGCTAACGGTACAATAATTACAACAGCAACAGGACAAACACTTGCTTCGCCAACTATAACAGGTCAATTAAATTTACCTGCCTGGACAACAGCGACTCGCCCATCAAGCCCTACAACAGGAACGACAGGATATAATACAACAACAGCACAAATAGAAGTTTATAACGCTACATATACCAATTGGTCAAATGCTGGATCATCAGGTATAACATACTCTGCATCATACTTAATTGTAGCAGGTGGAGGTGGTGGCGGTGCTCAGGTAGGTGGCGGTGGCGGTGCTGGTGGACTATTATCTGGCACATCAAACTTATCTGTAGGCACAACATATTCAGTAACTGTTGGTGCAGGTGGCTCTGCAGGTGTTACTGGGTCATCAAAAGGTGGAAGTGGTACAAATTCTACATTTAATTCACTCTCTGCAATTGGTGGAGGTGGCGGAGGTAGCTACGCAGGAAGCATTTATAATGGTGTAAGTGGTGGCTCAGGAGGTGGAGGCGGAGCTGATAATACCCCAGTAGGTGTTGGTGGATCTGGAACAGCTGGACAGGGTAATGCAGGTGGTAATGGCTATAATACTAGTGGATTGTGGGCAGGTGGCGGTGGGGGCGGTGCTGCAGCTGCTGGGGCTAA